GTATCGGCGCTGTCCAAGGGGTTGGGCGTGGCGCTGGTGGATGTTCCGGCCCCGGTCTGCCGCGACCAGTCATAGACGATTGCGCAGTCCGTCGAGTTCGGAGCGCCGTCCGCGCCGACCTCCCACTCGTAAATCCAGCCGCGTTTGAGCGTGGCAGCACCCGTTGCGGCGGTCAGAGACATCTGGGTCTTGAACGTGGTGGTGAGAACCTGTTGCGTGCCGGCCAGCCGGTTATTCACTGAGTAAAGCGCCATGATTTATTGCTCCTGAAAGTCCGTGACGACGTGGGTTGCCCTTCCGTCAGGACCACGGACGATCCGTTTCGGGGCTGCGTTGCGGCGGGAGGCCAGATCGATGGCGTTCGCGGCCTTGACGATGTGCTCACCGGCAATGACCGGATGCATTCCGAATCCCTTGGTCGACCCGGCCTCGCTGTCCTCGCCAGCCTCGTTCGCCTTGCCCATGACCTGGATGCGGGTTTCCTCGAGCTTGAGTTCCGCCATGCGGATGCGCATTTGCTCCATTTGCTGGTCGATCTCCTTCATGCGGAGATTGGCGGCGTTGTTGGCCTGCTCGCCCTCGTTTTCGACCTTCTGCCGTTCGATCTCGGCCATGGCCTTCATCTTCTCGGTTTCGGCCTTGATCTGCTCGGGATTGGGCTGCGGATTGCCGGCGTTGGCCTTGGCTTTCAGCTCAACGCTGTCGCAGAACTCCTCGATCGCGCTTTCCAGATCGCGGCCGACCCGGAAGCCGCGCACCGCAAAACCCAGCATCTTGGCTGCAAGCGGGGTAAATTCAGGCAGGCTTTGGGCGACCTGTCCGGCGGCTTCGATGAACTTGGTCACGCCTTCCACGAACTCGATGCGCTGGGCCTTCTCCTGCTGGGCATCGCCCTGCACGGTGGAGTCAGTTTCGATATCGATCCGGAAGCCGCGGAGCTTGTCCGATTTGAGCAGGCCGATTGCCTGCATGATCATGATGAGCTTGCGCTGTTGCTTCTGTTCGTCGGTTTCGGCAATTGGTGCCCCAGCCGGCGGGAGTGCGGGCGCCGGCTGGGGACTTGCCATGCCGGGGGATGAGGCGGGCATGGGAGCCCCCGCAGGTACGGCAGGGGGTGCTGGACCCTGCGGGGGCATCGGCGCCGGACCCGGAGCGGGAGCGGGAGGCGCAGATTGCATCGGAGGGCCGCCATTGTGGCCCATCATCGGATTCGGCGGGGGTGCAGGCAAAGCCGGGGGATCAAGCCCCTCGTCGTACAGCGCGCCCGAAACCTGAATCAGCGTCTCCGGCCGGTACTGCTCCGAGATGATCTCGCCCATGATGCAGATGATGTCCCGGCAGAACCGGGCCATGTCGTCCTGACGTTCCTGAATCCGGGTGGAGCTGTTGTTGGTCTTGAGCCGTTGCGCGCCCATGGTCTCGCGGGCATCCGACGTGCCCCGCATGATGTCCGATATCCCGGTCATGCGGTCCAAGTCCTCAATGATCTTGGCGCGGACCTCGATCAGGATTTGCAGGACTTTGGCGACCATTTCGATTGGCACCCAATCGATCGCACTCTTAAGCCCGCCCTTCTCGGCGAACATCGCCCAGCTATCGACCGGGATCAGGTTGGGCTCCTGCGCCTCCTCGAACACGCGCTTGAGCGATTGCGCTCCTGCGTCATAAACGCCGATGACCTTGCAGGCGCCGGTCAGGATATCGATGCGCTTGGTCAGGTCATCGATCTGGGCGTATTGATCCTGGCTTTCCGCGTAATCCGGAACCGGCAGCGTCGTGTCGTTGGTCGTGGTGGCATTAAGCGGGGCTGGACACGGGAAGAAGCCGTCCAGCTTCAGCGGATCATCCACTTCCTTGCAGATGTCGTCATGGGACTTGGCGACGAAATAAACCTTGCGCTCCGGCTTCCACCAAATCTCGTAAATGGTGGCTTGCATCCCATCCTTGCCCGTCAGGGTGGATTGGGAATTGTTGGACGCCTTCTGGGCCGTCCGGTCGTCGCCGGGCTTGTGGTCGAGATCGATCTTCTTGCCGATCTTCTCCCCGAAATGCTCGATCAGGTCCGACCGGCTCATGTAGAGCTTGCGGCCCTTGCCCTCGATTTCCTCCTCCGTGCGGGCATAGGCCGGGAAGGTGTAGTAGTCCTGCCAGTGCAGGTAATCGACGGCGAGGCTTTCCCTCAGCAGCTCGCGCTCGGCCTCTTCCTCGGGCTTGGTATCGTCAGCAACCGGCTTATTCTGGCCAGCCAACTCGATATCATTGTCACCAGACTGAGCAGGCGATATTGGCTCTCCGAAAAGGGGAAAATATCGTATCCAAACTTGTCCTCGACCGACCAAGAGATAATCATTGCGGGCCTTCCTGACCGCGCCGTCAAAGCCTGCCATCTGGACTTCATAGCGCAGGTTCCTCTCAAGGATGGTGGAGGCCACCCTACCCGTGGTGTCCTTGTCCAGAAAGCGCCGCTCGCAGATCGGAACCGGCACCTTGGAATAGATCGCGGGTTTTAGGGTTTCGGTATTGGACCAGAACAGATTGAGCCGGCGTGCCACCCCGACCGTGTTGTCATCGCGCTCGTCACGGTAATGGCGGGAGATTTTCTCGCCGCGCTTATGCCATTTGTCGGTTTCTTTGTCGCACTGCTCGATCTGGCCTTTCCACCAGGCCGCGAGCTTTTGGTCATCGGTCTGGCGTTCGCTGGCCATCACACGCTAAACGAGCCCGACACAATGCAGGACACGCTCGCGCCGGTCGTGATCTTCCAAGGCCCGGACACGCTGAACAGGTTCAGCGGCACATAGACCGGCATCAGGTTGCTAAGCGCCGTCACCGCCCCGCCGACATAGATCGGAATCGAGGTCGCGCCATCCAGCAGCGTCACGACGCCAGCCGCCGCCACGGCCGGAATAATCAAAATGCCTGAGATGAAATCCCCGGTTGCCCCCGCCGTGCCCATCACTTGCGCGGTCTGGCTGGCTGCGACGGTTTCGTACATCGCATTGACGGTCATCATGGGATTGCGAACGCCAGCCATGTCAGTCCCCTCTGATTTGAGGGAACTTATACCTGACTATACTCTGGTTCTCCGGACTTTTTCGGGCTTATCCCAAAGATCATCTAGCGAAACCTGATTTCCCGGCCCTACCGCAAGTATTTTGCTCTCCGGTCTACTTGGGATTTGCTTGATGTACGGCCTCGACATGCAGGCATAGCGGATTTCATCGGGAGCATGGTCTTCAGCGTCCGTATCCACGTCCTCCGGCTTGGTCGCATCATGCTGAAGCGCTGGCAGCGTTCGAATGGCGTGAACACAGGTGGAAAAGAAATACAGCATTGGCTCGCCGGTATTCCAGTCAACCGAGCCGGTCTTTTCATTGACCTGAGCCGTTCCGGTTAGCCGGGCGCGGACCTGATCCCATCCGCCGATCGCGCCAACCTTGGCCGTGCGCCGGTTGTCGGCATGGCGGAAAAACACCCGGCTGGGAGGAGCCGCCATCTCCTCGGCTATGCACGGGCCGCCATCCGCATCGAAGCATGATGGATCAAGAACCCCGTAGGCAATTCCAGTCTTGCCTTCCAAGTCCTTGGGCTCGCCAACCTCGCGCTCCACAATCCCCTTAGCGACCGCAGCGCCGGTCATCTTCAATCCCACATTCGCCTCGCCCTCTCTCACTCCGTACCATTCGCGGTAGCGCACAAGCGCTCCCCGAGGCAGAATAATGGAACGACGATCGTGCGCCCGCTCCAGTTTAAAGCTATCGCCAACGACCGAGTACCACCCGATGCTGAACGGCTTGGCGCTGCCCCAATCGGCCGCTCGAAATCTTCCCCAACTGGCGGGCACTTCGAACGGCGCAATGACATGCTTTGCCTCCGAAAATTCAGGGAAGAACGCACCCTCGATTACGCTCCAGTCTCCCTCCAGCCACGCCCGGACAAGCTGGGCATTGCCGACCATCTGCAGGTTCGCAACATAGTCCGACCCGAGATAGCGGTTGTCCGATAGCTTGGAGGGAATGTAGATGCGCTCACGCTTTACGGCCTCTTTGGTCCATGGGTTGACGTAGGTCTCAGAGATCGTGCGCCAACCCAGAGGTGCAGGATCGATATAGCGAGCACGCACCCACTGATGACCAGGACCGCCTGGATTTCCCGTTGCGCGAAACCCACAAGGAATGCCGTGACCACTCCGGAGAGTAGCCATAAGCTTGAAAATAGGGCTAGGACTAGGAAAAGTGCCGATCTCCTCAATATAGACTCGCGTGTGAGAACGTCCTTGATACGCATCAGCATCGCTGTCCCTGTCGAGGTAAGCGAACTGGAAACGTGACCCATTCGGGAAACGCCAAAGTTTCTCTTGCTCATGAAACACCGCTCCCAATGGCCGGAATAGCTGTCTGGATCGCTCGATGGTATCGACCAGCTGCGTCCGCTCCCGGCGGAACATGATCGCGTTGCAATGCTCTCCAAACTGATCCTGATGGCTGATCCATTCGCCTAGCATCCCGTCTGTTTTGCCGCCGCCCCGCGCTCCACCGAAGAACACCTCGAAGATCGGACAGGCCAGCAATGCGGTCTGAGGGCCGGTCTGCGGCTCCCAGATGACTTCAATTCGAGAGGATGAGCCAAGGGCCTCACTTTTCGTCATTGCATGAATATATCCGCCACCACGTTCCTGCGGCTTTGCGATGGCCCGGCATCCGGATAGACGCCATGCAAGACACTGTTGGGCGGCAGCTCGCCCGCGTCCATGATGATGGCACCGGTCTGAATCATGCTGTTGTCCCCGACATGGGTTTTGCCGATGACCCGGCTCCCGCCGTACATCACCACGCCCTTGCCGAATGAGGGATGATCGCCCGCAAGGTTCGAGCCGACCGTGCAGTTCTGATACACCAGGAAATGATCGGCATAGCTTGCCCTGCCAAGCACGGTCCCGACCGGATGCTGAACCGCGAAGATGTCAGGCAACTCCACCTCGTAATAGGCATCAAAGCCGTTCAGCGCCCTGTTGAGCGCGTAAGCCTTGTCGGCTATGGGATGGCCGGGGCTGAGCCGATGCGTGCTGTTGGCGAGGTAATACAGGAAGGTCGCGTATTGATCGGCGTGGCGATGGTTGAAGCGGGGATTGCCGTCTGGCCCGCGGTAGCCCTTGAGGCGATGGTTTGAGAAGCAGTGCTCGAGGCGAGCAAGGGCGCGATCGACAAAGCACAATATGTCGTAAAGATCACCGTCGTCAGGAAACATGCACTTCATTTGAGTGTGGACATAGGCGGCCAATTCAACGCGGGTGAGCGATAGATCCATATCAATGCTCTGTTGGCTTGAGGTGATCGGGAATATGCGTGCTTGCCCAATCGGATACGGTTGCTGAGACGGCCGGCGCGCGAATTACCTTACTCGTTGATATTTCGCCGGAAATCTCAACTGACGTAAGATCGGGCAGGCTCTTCTTGAGCAATGCCAAGCCTACATTCACTTGGGCCATGTCGAGCTTGACCAGCTGCTTCGTCACAGGATCGTTTGTGCCAAAAAAGAATGCCTGCAGGCGATTGATGATATGCGCCGCCTTGATCTTCTCCCGGGTGTTTTCGTCGTGGCGGATTTTGTTAACTCTGGCGGGCATCGGGACCATCCAAATAGCGCTGGGCGTCGAAAGCTGATTTCTCGGCGGGACTGCGGAAAATGCCATCAGAGCATTCGACTAAATCAAGGTCGCCACGCGCGGCCTTTCCGCGGGCCTCAGCCGCTCCGCGCATCATCCGGTCGTCATAAACCCACATTGTCATGTCAACTCCCCTTCGGCCAAGGCACTTCCACGACGGGATAGCCCTTGACCTCGTTTGGAATTTTAATCTTGGATTTCCAGCCCGGCCGGACTGCAATGCAGAGTTCCTGCTTGCCGGTCGCGCGAGGCTTGCCGTTC